ACTCGGCTTGTTGCCGAGAGCCGTTCTTGAGTTGAAGGAACTCCGAAACGAATATAAACGACTGATGCGAGAGGCGATAGAAACGGACAATGGCGAATATGCGAAGTGGTATAACAATCAAATGGCCGTTAAGAGATTAATGGCTTCTTTCTATGGTATTGTTGCCTTTCAAGGATTCGGTTGGGCTGATGTTGATTTAGCCGCAAGTATCACGGCAAGCGCAAGAGAAGCAATTAGATTAGCCGCATTTGCAGCAAAGGAGATGTGATTTAATGAAAGAATGTAAAAGATGTAAAAGTAGAAAGGCCGTTCACCCAATACACGGATATTGCTGGAATTGTTATAGACAATGGAGATGGAAAAATGAAAACTAAATATGTAACGATTAAAGTATCATATGATACGGAAGAAACTTGGGATATTACTTTACAAGAAGTAAAGGAGTTATTTCAAATGATGAATAACTTAAAGCGTCATGCTATCATTATAGAAATTGAACAAGGTGTTAATCGTGATGATGGACAGGACGAATGAATTATTGGAAGAGTTGCTAGCCATGATAAATAGAAGCAACAAGATTTTGATGATGGTTAATATAGTAAATATTGCGACTATCATTACACTACTGGTGGTGGTATTATGAGAGATGAAGAATTTTATTTTGAAGCATTAAAAGAAATTAAGAAAATGAAAGAACATTTAGAAAACGAATTAGAGGATATGGAAATCAAACTTCGTTCTCTTCAATTGGTTAAGAGGCAGATTATGGAACTCCAAGATGAAGTTGCTAAAATGCAACAACAACCTGTTGGTATGCTTTTTACTCTAAGGTGATTATATGAAAGTAGTATATGGACACACAGATTCAATTTATGTGCAAATTGATTCTGTTGAAACTGCTGAATCTGCAATTAAGCAGATTGAGGCAAAAGTGCGAGAGCATTTTCCTAATGTAATGGAACTGGAAAATCATCCTGTTGTTCTTGAATTTGAGAAATACTATTCTGCTTTGGGTGTTGGAACAACAAAGAACCGCAACGCTGGATTAGTTTCTTGGGAAGATGGAGTATGGTTAGATAAGCCAAAGTTTAGTATGACTGGTTTTACTGCAAAGCGTGTTAGTGAAACTAAATTAGCAAAAGAAGTGCAAACTAATACTCTTAAAATGTGGGTTGAACAAAAATCTTATGCAGAAATTACTAAGTATTTACATGAAACCTTTAGCGCAGTAAATAACGGTGAAATTCCTCTTGCTTCTATTATCAAGAGAAGCCGTCTTAGAAAAAACAGATTTACTGTTAAATGCCCCGATTGTAACACTAACTACAATTTAAGAGACTGTTCTACTTTACCGCACAAAGTTTGCGAAAAGTGCGCTACGCCAACAAAACAATTTACTACTCTTGAAGGAAAGAAACCTACTATTGGTTCAGGAATTGCTGGTGTTTTATACGCATGGGAAAAGAAAAACACTAATTTTGATGACTCTTATCTCTTCTTAAAAGTAAAGAGGGTAAATGATTTCTATACCCATCCTTTAACTCAAGAAAAGCGAGAAGTTGAATACTTATCAGGCATAACCTACGAGGATTTTGAAGGTTGTAGTCCCGATTGGGACTTCTATGCTCAACAGGTGGTTAAGAAGGCCGACCCCGTTTTCAAGGCTATGGGGTGGGATATAGCGTCCATACGGACGGGAAAAATACAAGCAAGCCTTGACGAATGGTGGTGAACAGATGAACACAGATGAAAAATATGAAGCACGAATTAATTCAATGAGAGAATATACTTACGATTGGTCGCCCGAAAATTATGACGACCCTTCAAAACCAATTTTGAAGATTAGCAAATCTTCTCTTGTTGGTGCTTTTTCTTGGTGTCCTAAGAAATATGATTTCTCATATATTCAGCGTTTGCCTCAAGACCAAACCGAGGCTATGCGGAAAGGAACTATTCTTCACAATAGCCGAGAAGCATTCTTTGATGAGTTTGATATTAAGAAAGCAGAACAGATGAACAATTCTGAAGTGCTGGAATATTGCACTTCTCTTATGCCCGTTGATGATTATTTTGACATTTCTTTGACGGTTGCTGCTTTTGAAGCACAAAGATTTATTGAAGCAAGAACAGAAGATAGAGTTCATGAGTTTTTACCTGTTATTAATGAGAAGAAGTTTGATTGTGAATTTACTCTTCGTAAGAATACGAGTAAGAAATATCCATTACAAAGAGATTATGTGATTCGCCTTCAAGGTATTATTGACCGTGTGTTTATTGAGAACGGGAAACTAATTCCCTTTGAATATAAGACAGGAGGTTGGAAAGAATCTAAGGCTTCCTCTATGCGTCAAGAAATGGCCTTTTATCAGTTGATGATTGAAAATGCACCCGAAGAAGTTTTAGAAAAACACGGTTTAACAAAAGACATGGAGGTTAGTCATTGGGGTTGGTATTATCCCGTTGCTAATCACATTACGGTTGAACCTGTTAAGAAAAGGTCAATGACGGCTCTTTTAGAAAACATGGCTAAGTTAGTATATACCTATGAACAAAAAGCATTTGAGGAAGTAGATTTCCCTACTTCTTTTTGGAGACAGACCTGTTCTGAATATTGTTCTTATTATGGTATTTGTCCTGCCGCACAAGAAGATGCTTGGTTATGATTAAAGGAGGTGAAAAAATGGTTGATTTAAAGAAAACAAGAGAAAATTTTAAGAGAGACACTAGGAGAGCATATAGACTGAGACAGGCTACTATGGAAAAAATAGGGGTCAATTCCTATGAAGATTTTTTGATTGAAGAACTCATCAAAAAACATTATGCTCAGTTCTCGCACATTGATTACGAAAAATTATTGGAGGCTCTTTTAGATGAAAGAATTAATTGAAAACAAAGTCCTGTCAAGAAATTGGACATTTAATGAGATTTCAAATCTTAATGATACAGTAGTATCTTTATCACAAGATATTTATTCAGAAATGACTCTCATTGAAAAATTTAAACTTGTCCAAGATTTGAGAATCAAAGAGGACTATGTGGGGGCATATTTTGAAGATGTTCTCAAACTTACTGTAATGACAGTATTAAATGGCGAAATTGCTATGGTAATGAAGCAATTATTGAATGGTGCAACAATTAGTTTTGGAGGTAATAATAATGAGATTTCCGAGGGAAGTATGGGCGGGAAGCCACATCAAGAACGCCCCACAAATGAAAAGAAAAGTCGTCTTAGCGAGGAATGATTATGCTAACTTTATTAATGCTCAAAATAACAGGACAAATGTCTATACTACGGTCTATGACTTTGAACATTTTTCGGAAAAAGCAAAAATAGAATCCTCTGTTATTATTGATAGAGTTTTTCTTGATTTTGATGCACACGAAAATGACTTAGATTTGGCTTGGAGGGATGTTAAAGTGGTAATGCAATTAGTCCATCAAAAAGATTATCTACATACTCTTTTCTTTTCAGGTCGTGGATTTCATTTGTTTTTATTTGGTAAGAGAACAAAGAATATGAGAAATGTTCAAACCTTTTTCCGAGAAATTAAGGCATACTTATCTTCAAAAGTAGGAAGCAAAAACAGTCTTGATGATAGGGTAGGACAAACAACAAGATTACGCCGTATTCCAAACACCGTGAATATGTCATCTTCGGATGAAAATGGTAATCCTTATTATTGCATACCCTTGACACGATTTGACCTTATGTGTGAACTTGAAGATATTCTTGAAATTGCGAAAGAGCCTCGCCTTATCCCCTTCAAAAAGGAGGGAAAAAACGAGGTGTTGTTTCCCGATGCACCCCCTATGGCGGCGATAGAGGGAGAGATTTCTGTTCCAAAAACAGTAGGAAAACTCCCAATGTTGCCCTGTTTGCATAATGCAGTAATGACGGAGAATCCTTCTCATATGTCAAGGGCTTACCTTGTTTCATGGTATCGTGATTTGATTTCGGGCTATCGTGATTTGGTTTCAGGACAACAAAAAATGCAAACACTTGAGTTAGTCGTTGAAGAACTTGAAAGAGTATTTGCTGATTCCGATTCTGTTTGGTTAGATTGGGATAAAAACGAAACGAGAAAACACGCAAGATTTACAGTATTCAATAACTACAATACTCCCCATTGTGATAAATTAATTAGTGAAGGATATTGTGTAGGTAAATGTTGGAGGTTTCCTGATGCTGATAATTGATTCAAGAGAAAAATCAAAACTAGCCAAACTAGTTATGCAGAAAGCAAAAGGATTACAGATTCCTTTTGAACAGCGTTGGATTGAGATTGGCGATTATGTTTATGATGATGTTTGTTTTGAAGCAAAATCCACGACTGATTTCTTAGGTTCAGTAATGTCAAAAAGATTATGGACTCAAGTTGATAATATGGATAGGCATTACAAAACAAATGTAGTAATTATTCATGGTAGTCTTGATGAAGCAATTATGAATGTTATTGAAAACTCTCCTAGTAAAATGCCTATCGGAGCAAGAAGTATTATGTTAAACAATAAGTTTCTTGGGGCAATAGGCAGACTTATTCTTGATACTGATATTAAACCAGTATGGGTAGAAACAGAAGAAGAGGCCGCACTTATTATCACAGCAGTTAGCAAAATGAAACCTATGACAAGAGATGTAATTGCACCTCAAGTGTTTAAAAGATTAACAACCGATGATTTAAGGCTTGATTTACTATCTAGCATTAAAGGTGTTTCAATAAAGAAAGCAAAAAAATTAATAAAAGAATTTGGCTCTATTATGGAAATAGGTGAATGTTCAGTATTTGAATTACAAGCCATTGAAGGTATCGGAGAAACCTTAGCCAAAAGAATTATCTCCACATTAAACTCAGAAGAGAAGGTGAAAATATGAATGAAGAATATGATGAAGAAGAATATATGGAATTGCTTGAAACTAATGCAGGTGTTTTTAGCGAAGCCTTACCAAGAATTGTTAGAGAGTTTCAATCATCAGCAGTTGAAGTATCACACTATAATGATATTCCTGCTGGTATTTGTTTTTTCAATATTTTAGGTCAAATCGTGAAAGATTTTATCACGATTCCTAATGGAAGAAACCACGAAGATACTAGAATACATTTTTGTTGGGTGCAAACTAGCGGAACTGGAAAATCTACAATGTGGAACTTTGTTGGGCCTGTTGCTGAAAAAACATTTTCTATGATTAATTCTAGCAACAAACACCCTCCGTTTGTTCGTAATAACTTACCTATGAACCGCATTTTCAATACTTTTGGCGTGACGGATTATACTGATTCTGTTCTTATTGGTGGCTATGATAAAGAAATGAATGATGATGATGAAGTTGAATTTGTGAGAAGACCTGGAGTTTTAGAAGGAAATGGGCTTGCTCATTGGGATGAGTTTGAATATTCTGGTATCTTTAAACAAAGCCAGCACAAAGAAAACTCAATTGTTTATCTAAATACTTTGATGAACTCATTAGCAGGTGAGTCTTGGATTATTTCTAAGGCTTTGACTTCCTTTGGTGGTATGATTATGGAATGTTTTTGTGAGCGTTCTGTTTTGGCTATGACTTATCCACCTAATAATCTAAACGATGTTATGGCTGAAAAGGGTGTTCTTCAAAGAATGCTTTTGTATGTTTGGGAAGTGCCTGAATTTATTCAACATAAAATGCGTCTTGAGCAAATTGAAAAGGCTGGAACTATTGAAGAAGTAAATCAACCAATTGATAAATATGCAAATGCTATCTTTAAGATTTATGAACTTACTCAACAACGATTTAATGATGTAGGAGGCGACCCTCTCAAAACAATGCGCTATACTGAAGATTTCAACCAAGTGCTAAAGTTAGAATATGAAAGCATGAGAATGTATCTTCACAATACTCGCCCTGATGTTGCTAAAATTGCGGGTAATTTTACTACCCGTTTAATGAAGATTCTCTATAAAATGTCTGTTCTTTGTAGTGTGGCTTCTGCACCTTCAATTAAGAATAAAGACCAACAATTCGTTGTTACGGGGCATAATGTTCGTCAAGCGGCAACAATCGTCCGACAATGTTATATGACATTGGTAGATTGGCTAGAGCGAAGCCTCCGAGCGAAGCGCAAGAGCATAGCCGAAAACTCGCTTGAATCAGTCTTTATTGATGTTTATAACAAAATGAAGAAAGATGATGAAGGTTTCGTCAATAAAACAACACTCTTAACAGAAGTCCGAACTAAGGCCAAAAAATCAAGAGCGCAAGTGTATAGACATTTTGATGTGATTAGACACAAGTTTGAAGAACAAAAAGGGTCAAATAACAGGACTTATGTTAAGTTAATTAGGAGTGATGAAGAATGAAGTGGGAAAACACATACCTAGTGTTTCAAGTTGAGAAAGGGCCAAAAGTGATTATTGATACTTTAAACACTTATGGTGAAGATGGTTGGGAATGTTGTTCTCAATTAATCGTCGCAAATAAGCAGATTGTCTGCTTCTTAAAGCGAAGAACCGACCTTGAAGATGAGCCAAAGGTGAACAAGGAAGAAGAAAAAATTAGCAAACTTTGGTCTAGCGGTGAATGATATGTCAGTATTGGCTATTGACCTTGAAACCAAAAATATGTCTTATGACATTGGTGGATTTGGTAATACTCATATGTTTCAGGTTTCAACCGTAGCAACATGGGATGGTAATACAGGAACAGTTTATGTAGATGAATCCGTTGATTCATTTGCTAAGTCAGGTCATAATATCAAGCCCCTATCTGAACTTAAATATGATTTAGATAATCATTTTCAAAAGGGAGGACTATTGTTAGGACATAACATTAAGGCTTTTGATTTACCCGTTCTTCGGGACTCAATGGACATTTATTGCATTAATAAATACATCAAAGAAGAACAGTTTATTGATACTTCAAGAATCCTTATGAAAGAACATGGTGAAAGATTTCAATTAAAAAATCTTGTTAAATGCACTATGAATGATTCCAAATTAATGGAAAGTGCTGATGCACCTAGATTATGGAAAATGGGTCAATATGATGAAGTAGTTGAGTATTGTATGAAAGACACACAGTTAGTTTATGACCTTTGGAAATACGGACAGGATAATGGTATTGTTAAGGCTTTTTCTTTAGAACATGGAGAACACAAAGATTTGGAGGTGAGTTGGTAATGACGACTTGGGAATGGATTGGTTTGCTTTTCTTCTTAATCATCTTAATGCTTCTCTTCTTCGCAGCATTCGGTGGAACTAATATCACCGATGAAAGCGTTGAAGAATACATGAAGCGTTTGATGGGCGAAGAAAGCCGAAAGTGATTATATGGCTTTAAAACAAGAATGCTTCTATTGTCAAGAAAAGACAGTAGCAAGAAGACTTCTTGGTTTTTATGTCGGTTCAACAGAACAGATAAAATTATGGGAATGCCGAGCCTGTAAAGCCATTTGGTCGGAAAAAACAAATTGAGGGAGCGTATGCTCTCTCTCTTTTTTTTTGGATTTTTTTCTATGGCCTATTTTAAATTCGCTTATTACTAATTTTGTTGGGCTAAATGAGAGCATTTCCGCATCTTAGAAAGACGACCCCTTGCATTCAAAGGCTACAATCTCGGCCAATGAATGCAACGCAAAAGTTGATATTGTTGAGTCAAATGCTCACAATTTATAAGCCATCCATTCAGTCCCGCTTAAACAAATAACTTCCCAAATATCGCCAGCCGCCCCTGTTGGAGTAGTTTGTGATAAAATCTCATAGGCAGTAGTTAGAGGGGTTCTAGTATTATCTAACAATTGGTCGCCGCTTTGAACATCAATTGTTAAACTTCCTGTTCCAGTAACAGGAAGAATTAATCTATAAATTTGTCCAGTTCTTGCAGAAGAAGCAGAAGGCAAATTTAAAGTTAAGTTATTTCCTATGGGGTCTAACGAAGCAAGAATAATATAATCTTCATCTGTAATATCATAAGTATTAAATGGCGGAGGCGAAGCAGTTTGTTCAACTACATTCACAACTAAGCCTTTTGTTTTAGAAACACCATTTACATGAAGTTCTGCATCGGGAGACGCTACATTAATTCCGACACCATCTTGACTTCCATCAACAACTAACATATTGACATTATTATCAGATTCAACTCTAAAATCAACACTAGCCCCTGCATCATTAAAAACAACATTTCCTGCAACACTTAATGAACCTGTTAAATCTATTGCTGATTCTGCTTCTACGGCATCAATGACTCTAGTTGTAGTATGATATAAATTAGTCCCTTCTGTTAAGTCACTAGTGGTTTTTCCTGCAAAATCAGTATCAAAATCAGTATAAGCCGACAAATCAGCAATTTGTTGAGCAGTAGCAGTTTTGATAACATCAGAGCCATCCGTGTCTTGAAGAATAATTTTATCATCAGTAGCAGGAGTAGCCGTTGGTAAGGTATCTAATTTGTAAAGTCCTGTCATAGTAATGCCGTTGTTATCACCCGTTAATTTACCTGCTTCTGTATAAGTTCCAAAATTATCATAAGCAATACTTAATGAGCGTGAAGAAGGACTATAAGTTAAATATTGAATTAAAAAAGCACTTGCTCCTGCATTTACATTTCCTAAAACAGCAATAACAGTATCTCCTGAATCAATATCTGCTACTGTGTCAATTCCTCCTGCTCTTACTGCAAGAGTAGTATTACTATTTGCTGGAATTACTAGCAAACTGTATGTTGTTCCTCCTGAATTACCAGCAATAGTAAAAGTATTTGTAGATAATGAAATATTTTCTATTTTTCCTTCACGACTAATTACTCCATTACTTACTGTTCCTGCATTATTAGCAGTAGGAGTAATATTAAATCCACTAATAACATAGTTTCCAAGAATACCATGTGCTAAGGTTTTAATTAACCCAGTATGGGGAAAATCATTTCCATCTTGTATTTGCGTTGGGGTCGTGCCTGTTGTGCTTTGTCCGTAATAGTTTGGGTTATTTACCATATCATTCCACCTCTAAAATAAGAAATAGTTCTAATGTTTCGCTTGTTGAAAAAGGGCCAACTCCTGAAAAATTTTGTCTAATTAACATATTATCTTCTCCTGTATAAACAGCAGTAATGTCTGCATTAGTATTAGCATCATCAAAAATACCTAGTTCTCGTATAACTTGTCCTTGGATAGTATTACCAGAAATGCTTAATTTAATTTCCATTATATTATTATTGGTTGAAACTGCTTTAACAACAGTCGCACCAGATAAAGGAGAATCTAAATCATTATTAATAGGATTAGTAGAATTTCCTCCAATTCCTACCTTTCCAGAACTTATAATACTCTGAATGTATTCAGCAATAACCTGTTTTCCTGCTTCTGTTATCATGTTAAATCAACCTCGGTAATATCAGTAATTGTAGTCGTTCCGCCGTTAAATCCAAGTGATTGTGAACCAGTATTTAGAGGTGTCGTAAAACCAAGTCCACCCCCACCCGAAGTAGTTGATTTGCGTATTTTAAGTTTTAGTGGCTTTAATTTAATAGTGTCTAAGAAATCATAAGATACTTCATCACTAGTTAAATCCTTACTTCTCAAAGAAGCACTTGTATTTCGGTTTGAAATTAAAATACCAGATAGAGTATCAGATAAATCTTTGCTATATCTCCCAAGTGTTAATTTAATAAAACCAGATAAATTATATTTCATTTCTAAAACTAAAAAAGTGCTCAAAGGAATATTTTCTTGAGGCAGTTCAACTTGAATAATATCTCCGACTTTTAATTGACTTATTCCCTTACTGTGCATTGTTAAAACTAATTTTTGATTTAGAGTAGAATGTATTCTTAATAATCTTGATGCTTCTTTATCTGTTTCTCCTTGAGTTAAAAGAGACTCATCTATTACATCAAATGATTTTCTTCCTCTCTTTTGAATAGATTTTAAATCCTTTCTAACTGATTTATGTTGCCTACCATAAACAGTAATTTCATTATAGTAATCAAAAAGAGTTGATACTTTTTCAAACTCACTAATAAGATAATCATCACTATCATTAATAAGAATATTAGTATAATAATCAGCATTTGTTTTTAATACTGCATTAAACACATTATCTTCTTCTATTAATTTCATGTTCTTTTTATTTAGAACAAAATTAATAGCACTAAACAAATCAACACCTTGATAATTGGGACTGAGATATAATGGGCTATCATCGTTTGAATCTAGGCTAAACGAAATCTCTTCATTCTCCATTAATTCATTAATAATATCTTTTCCTTCTAAACCAATATTTAACGATGTTCCGATACAGGCTCTTGTTGGAGAAATATTTAAAGTATTAACAGTAGTAATAGTAAAAGGCTCGCTAATACTAACAATACCATGTTGTTCTTTTATTTCAGAAAATTTTAAACCTATTTCTTTTTCAGTAGTATAATCTTTATTTTCAAAAACAGAAATAGATGAAGAATATTTATTATCCCCATCGCTTAGATACAATGAATGTTCTCCTTCGGGAAGAATATCTAAAAAGTTTTTTGCTTTTCTAATGACTAAATAATCTTCATTTGAACTTTGTTTATCTACATCAACTGCAACATACATTGACAAAAAGCCTTCTCTTCTTGGGCCATTTCCGTTATCACCTTTATATCCTTCTAAAATATCAATATCTTGATTTATGTCATACATTTTATTGTCATTTGGCATTTTAGTATATCCATGAGAAAGCATATTTAAAGTAATTTCATTGGGAGTAAAGTTATAAAAAGTAGTTTCGTTGGGTTTAAGTATTCTATAAGCAGTTGCATCAGTTAAGGTCTTATCTGTTATAATTATATGCTTTTTTGCATTAACTGGTGTCCCCAAAGAGTTTTTAGTTTGGATAGTAGTAGAATTGGCGACTTCGTGAGAAACAATATAAATTATTTCTTCGGGAATAACCCCATGCATAGAATTACCAGTATTTAATGATTCTGTTCCAG